GGGACAAGCGACCCCTCCCGCCGGTTCCCAGAGACCGATTTTTTTCGATTTTTTTCGACCGGGGGGTCTTTGAATTTTTCAAAATTTTAAATTTTCATCCCCACCATTCATCAGAACGAAAATTTTTATTTTGCAACTTGGATGATTTGCGGAATTGAAAGCGATGATGTCGCTTATTGTGACACTCCTTGCACAAAGTACGAAGGTTGTCGATATCTAGAGCAAACTCTGGATAATATTCTAGCTCTTTGATGTGATCGACTTCGAGGTTGTCTGTCGTTACCTTTCCCTGATCTCGACACCAGACACATTCAAAATGATCTCGACTCATTGCTTCGAGTCTCAGTTGTCTCCATGATCTTGAAAGATAAAACTCCCTGCGACTTTCTCTTGTCGAAACATCTACTTTCAATTCTTAAATCCTCTGTAACATTTCATACTTTCAATTATCTATTTCTGAAATTCATTATATTATTTCTGAAAACTATGTTGTTTTTCTCTCTTGAATTAGACATATCTTATATTCTGTCTGATTCACCCCAGTATTAAAAAGCCAGTAAAATAAATGGATAGCAGGTAACTAATAAAACTAATTAGCGTTTTACTCGTTGTGTCTAATTGATAACTATAAATCAAAATTAGACATGGCTTTATCTCGTTGATCTTGTCTAATCCCAATATATCTCAGCGTGATCGCAGGAGATGAATGATTGAAAAGATCCATGAGCATTGCCACGTCTTTAGTCTTTTTATAGTAATGATAGCCAAATGTTTTTCTCATCGAATGGGTGCCGATGTTCTCAATCCCACACTCGATAGCTGCGGTCTTCAATATCCAATCGACTGTCCGCCTGTCCAGTGGTTTGTTTTTCCCAATGCGACTTTGAAATAGATAATGATGCAGTGGCATATCTTTGATGTATTCTCTGACTTCCTTTTTCAGCGTCTTTGTCATCTTGAGCTGTTTCCTTTTCCCGGTCTTCTGCTCTTTGATTTTGATATACCAACCTTGCACATCTTTTACTCGTACCCTCAAGATATCTCCTACACGCAGTCCGGAATTGATGCCAAATAAAAAGAGCAAGTAGTTTCGCTCATTCCATTCTCGCAAATACTCCTTCATTGCCTGGATATCATCTTTGTCACGAATAGGATCCACAATGTTCACAGTGCCACCTCCCTTCACGTTAAAATAAAAAAGCCAGCATTGCTGACTTACACTTATTGAGAATACAGGATTCGAACCTGTGTCCCTGGATTAAAAATCCAGTGCTCTTGTCCAAATTAAGCTAATCCTCAACCACTTTTCTATAAGGAGACCTCTCTTCGGTTTTACCCGATGATATAATTTTACCACCTTATTTTTAAATTTTTTCCACACTTTCGACTGTATTTTTAACTTTTTTCCAAATTAATATTAATCTTAGTGTTCACAGATAGTTCATAGATTTTCTTTTCTAGTCTGCTAAAGAATGGCTCAATCACTTCCTTGTAGGCAAGAGATTTACTGCAATGTAAGTATTTGATTGATGCTCCCTCCACAGTTAGAGTTCCATCAATGTATACTTCTTTGATTGCTGCCCATTGTTTTTCGGGTGTCAAAATTTTGATAGTGCTGATTGCTTCTCGAAGTAGTTCGAGACGATGCAGTTCTGGATCCGATTCTTTCTTGATGATATCGGCCAGCGCTTTCGGTGTCATTACCTTATTACTCTTGATCCCTGTGTTTGGATCTGTTGGTTTCCAAGGCACTTCGATTTCTTCAATTCGTTCCTTGATTTCTTTTTCGAATGGATATTGCTTCAGGGCTAGAATTAAATATCCATATCTACTTCTTAGATTCATTCATTTACCTCTTTGGTGTAGACTTCCACAATTCCTTGCAAGCCCAAGCTTTCACGATAAGCAAGTGCCTCGGATCTAGCATGGAATTCTTTCTCTGTATACTTTGCTGAATGTTTAGGATCGCTCCAACTTGAGCGTCCATGGTATTTCCTAACAACATATACCCTCATTTATTGTCCTCCACATCGATGATATGATCAATAATACGTTTTAAATCTCTTATATTGTCAAATGGCAGCACTGCATCGTGCAGATCTTCAAAGTATACATCTGTTTCAAAAAATTCTTCCCCAAGTATAGCTATCTCTAGCTTGCCATTTATTTGGGCAATAGATAAAATTCTGTTCGCTCGCATTGGTATATGTACGTTATCTAAAGTCATCGCTTATCCTTCCTGTCTTTAAACGCAATCACACTAGCCCAGATCAGACCAGAGAGCCAGACTAGACCAAATAGTAAATAGATGAAGTTTTGTAAGTTCATGTTAATTCCCATCTATTTGTTATACAGTATTACATTGCTTGAGTGAGTGTAATATTCCTCGCCATTTTCAAAAGTTACACGAATGCTATCTTGGTTGTCATATTTTGCCCATTGCTTTACTTCACCTTCGACAATTCGTCCGTCAACTAGTCTGATTTTTGCGTATTTGAAAGTAAAAGTTGTTCCAAGAATATCTTTATTTCCACAGCCCGATAGTGTTATAAAAGACAAACAAACAAAAACTGTGATCAATAATTTTTTTATCATATTTCTACCTCTTCCTCTTATGCTTCATTCAGATACTGGTTAAATACACCTTTGTCAAGAACTCCATTTTCAATTAAATTCTCAACAGCAATTTCAATTTTAATCAAACGATTTAATTCTTTATTGGGCAATGAAGCCATGATAATTTCTTCCATTATTTCAACTCTACTCTTTCTCCTGTGAATTTGTTTTCAAGATTTCTAAACAGTTCATATTCTCCGTTGTTATACGAATAAACTGCCGTTGTTGTCTCTTCCCACTGACTTTTTGAGTACGGATATCTGTTTGGTCGTGTCATTCTATTACCTCCTACCTTTTGTTATTTTTACTGCCTACAAATATCACTCCCACCCAAAAGCAAGACCACATTAGGTCTGAAAGTGACTTTAGAAATTGTTCTACTGTCATTCTGTTACCTCACTCATTCCTTTATTATATTTATAGGCTTCATACATTATCAGATCTAGTTCATTCTCATAAATATTTCCTATCACTTCGCAATTATTCCAGTAATATTTATCAAAAGGTGCATAAGTAGCAGGAGTCACGTTTAGAAATGATAAGTAAAAACCAATTTCTGTTGTTGGTGTATTCTCATCTTCAAAATAAGTATATTCACCAAAACCTACAATACAACCATAAGCACTCGTTCGGATGATATCCCCTTCAAAGATTTCTTTGCCATTCTTGTCTTTGAGGCCTGTGGATTGTTCAATTGTTTTTGGATCTACAGGGCACCAAGAGCCGATAGTGATATATTGTTCATTAGCTTCTACCACTTCATTGATAATAAATGCTTGTTCACCATCTGCAATCAGATAACCATATTGCATTTTACCTTTGCTATCGTCAGCAATAGATATACCTCTAAATTTTGGAATCATTCTGTACCTCCTCAAAGCGCCCATCTTTTTTTGGACTTATTTCTTTTAAAAATAGGATTCTTCTTTTCCTTCTTCTTCTGCTTGTGATATTCACTGTCTTTATTGAAGATAATATCTTCGTCTTCAATAAGTTCAGGAATAAAATATCTAGATGGGTATCGTTCAAGTTGTTTCATCCCTCAACCTCCTAAATTGCTAAATGGGACTTCCCACTGATAATCATCGTATTCATAACAAATATTTTTGATAATTTCACCTTTTGAAATTTCAATTTCCTGTGTGAATTCCATGCCACACTCAAACGTAAAAATTTTAATATCAACATCAAACTTACTTGAAATTTCTTGATAATTTTCTGGAATAGCACTCCATGCTTGCTTAAAATTATCCAGTTCAACGATACAAAATTCTTTTTCAAGTTCAAGCCAAACTTCTATTTGTTTTTGATCAACAAACGCTCGCCTTGTTCCATTGATGTAAAAATAGGGAGCTGTGTTGTTGAATCTAAGTAGAGTGCCATCATATTCATCTTCTAATGTTACAGTGTCGCTTAATAGCATTTCATTCAATGCTGATGCAATATTTTCGCTTTTTCCCCTTAATTTAAGAGATCCTTTGGCCCAATTTGGCATTATTCCGTCACCTCCTCTAATTCAATTCCTTCACAATCAAACACCCAGCCGAAGTCGGCATCTTCTAATTGTTTACGGGTATGAGTCATACGAAATTTTTTATCTGTTTTTAATTCTGTTAAACACCAAGCATTAAGATGTTTAATACAGTTAAAGTAATTATAATTTTCATCAACACCTTTTAGCCTTACATAATACCGCTTTTCTTTCTCGACCTCGTAGCCAAAAATCCAAGCACTGGCGAATATTTCTTGATTTTTCCAATCTGATAACCATGTATCAACTTCTTCTTTTGCATATTCAAAAGCGCCAGACAATGAAATTATATTATTTTCTTTGCACGTCTCAATCCAATCCGCCACAAGCTGCGGTACTACCATCTTCTGCGATTCGTCTAGTTGTTCAATAAGTTTAATTGCTGCGTCTATCTCAATATATTCTGCCTTGTTACCGAAAAAATTCTTTAAACCTTCTATCCGTTCAATTAACTCTTGTTTATTCATTCTTCCACCTCCTCAACTTCAAACAACGGATTGTTGAATACTTCACCAAACCCAGCTTTTTTAAGCTCTTTTTGGGTGTGTGCCGTGTGTATATACATATACCTATGTTCAGCAGATTCACTAATAATCCACTTGTTGCCGACACGTTTTAAATAGCAACTTTTGCTGTCGATCCCTTTAATCTTCACCAAATACCGCTTCTCTTTCTCGACTGTATAGCCATTGATCCAAGCGGCAGCAAGTGTTTCTTGATTACGTTCGTGATAAACCCATCTCAGAAGTTCTTCATCTTCTTCGTCTTCTATACACTTAAATAAATCTTGAAAATCCCAATCATTCTCTATGGCATATTTAATATAATCCGCCACAAACTGCGGTATTGTGACTTTTTGTGATTCGTCTAATTGCTGTAAATCTTTCAAAACTCTACCTACTGAAACCATACCAAAGCGATCGTCCTCATAACTTTTTATTAATTCCTGTTTATTCATTTTTCGCTTCTTTTCCAAAATCAAGGGGAATATCCCCCTTGATTTAATTTTCCTTTCTCTTCAAAGTAAATGCCAGCGTGGCTACTGAGATGCCAAGGGCCACAAGTGACAATCCAAGGTCTGTTCCAGTTGCAGGCAAGACTGCTGGGGCGCTGTATGCTTCGACTGTTTCTTCAGATTCGTTTCGCGTGATTTTCGCGTGATTTTCCGCGCGATTATTGATTTTCACTTCTTCGGCTTTTGGCGCTTCTTTTGGCGCTGGTGTGTTTGGCTGGTCTTGTTTTGGTTGTGGTTTTGGTTCGTCGCGTTTAGGCTCTGGAATATCGATCACTAGTTCCGGTTTGTCCAATACTGGCGAGTCTGGAGGTGTCACCCCACCTTTCCATTCCGGCTTGTCCAAAACCGGCGCATCGTTTGGCAATTCAAAGACTGGTTTATTCTCACCGCTAGCATCGCCTTTACCTCCAACAAGTTGGATTTTCTGATATGAAACAGCACCATCATTTTCAGCTTTAAGCTCAATCTTGTTAGTAGGATTAGTTGAGTCCTTAACAGCATTTACAAGTTTGGTCTTGTAATACAGATAGATCATGTGATCCAAGCGATCCATCTTAATTTCAAAACCATGATCTGACTTGCTGATAGACTTAACAAGATCCATTGCTGATCCTTTTTCAACCCAAGGATTTACACTCTCAATATTCTTGATTTCAAAGTAATTATCAACCAGCTTTTGGTTTTCTGACATTTCATCAATGATTGTCACATAATTTAACACACGTTTGGCATAGTTAACCCGTGCTGTCCAATTGATTACAGTAGGATCAGCCTTGTCCTGTTCTCCCCACTTCGAGAGCAGTTCATCTTTGCCAATAACTTCTTCTGAACCAACATTGGCTGTGACTAAAGTACCGTTAAAGTTGGCTGTTACAGGTTTTCCCGGTACAACCTTGTCTGTCCAACTTGCATC